ATTCTCCTTTATTGTCAAGGCTGTCTATTATATTTACACTTTTTAGAAAATATACGTGTAAAATGGGGTCAAAACGGCCCATTTTACGGATTACTGGAAATTTTTCGCAAAATCATCTACTGTGATATGCGATAAATTAGTTAAATCTTTGAGATGATCAGGAATATAATCATTCATAGACTTTATTATTCGATAGTATTTAGTCTTTGGAAACTGATTTATACACATCATAGTTTGTCTTTGCCAGTTGCCATAATAGGTTGCTCTATCATTTACACCTTTGTAATTTTTTGTGCCAGCATATACATTGTTTACAAGTTCTTGTTTTTCACCTAGACCAACATAATCAAAGCCTAATATGTATATTACTTTATGCCCGTGTTGACTTGCAAGTAATAATGCTGTTGGACCACTGCTCCATCCTTTGTTAGGTTCCATAATTTTAATACCTGGAGTACGTTCAGTAAGTTTATTACGATTACTCCATACATTATTTTTTGTTTGATATTGTGTTGTGCTTATTTCAGTAATCATTTTAGTATCAACACAAACTAAATGATCTGGAGCATACTCTCTAAATAGAGCATTGCACCCATATACTGTTCCATATTTTTTAAAATTATGATGATTTATTTCTTTGCGACTAGTACCGTTGCCTAATACAAACGCTATTTTTTTGACCATTAAATTCCACCAGCTGCTGCCTGTGCTGCTAATCCATACATTTGTCTAATGTAGTTTAAATCTTTAGCTTTTTGATCTCTGTGGGCATCGCTGGCCTTGCGGGCACGATTGATATCTTTAAGAGTTAAACGACTTTTACGTTCATCATCAACTTTAATCACATCGGTATCGTTTTGAGGATCATATGTTTCATCCTCTTCGGGTTCCATTGTTTCTTTGTTAAAGTAATATAATTCTCTTAGTATCATGTTAGTATTTATATCGTTTGTGCTGTTTCTTCGCCACCTAATGCACCACCGCCTAGATCATCTTCTGTATTTGTACCCGGTGCTTCTCCAGTTCCACCATCAATGCCACCTAGGTCACCACCTAAGTCGTCTTCTAAGCCACCTAAGTCTCCTGCAAGGTCAGCACCGCTAAGTCCTGCACCACGCATTTCACCTGCCATATCATCTGAAACTAGATCAGTTAGGTTTTCATCGTTTTCTTCTAACCATAGACGTTCATTCTCAGCAATCTCTTCTTCACTAAGTCCTAGGAAGCGTTTTAGTGCAAATCTATTTGAAATATATGGAATTGCTGCCATACCTGTAAATGTACTAATACGATTGTTATCAAGTTCTGCTTGTCTATATGCTGCAAAGTTCTGCGGAGGTGTTAGCCTCAAGTCAAACATACTAAAGTCTACGTTTGCGCCTTTGCTTTGTAGGAATAGTTTGAATTCTTTGTTGAATTCTTCTTCAACCATGGATTGCAAACGTTCGCAATATTTGTTAAAGCGTAATTCTTGAATGTAGGCTGTGCCCACACGTCCATCATTATATTGTGAAGCACCGTCATCTGCTCCAGTTGGTAAGTACGAACTTGGGATACGTAAGCCGCGTACCAACTTATTAGTAAAGTATCTAAGGTCATCAATCTCTCCTAGGTTAGTACCGCCTGGTAGAGTTTCAACTTTAGAGCCACGCCCTTCAGCAGTTTGTGGAAAGAAGTAGTCTTCGTTGATTGACAGTGGATTATATGAACTGTCTATGACATTTGTGCCGCCACCTGTCTTGGATGGGATTCGTCTTTGGTGTATTTCCGTTTTAACACGCTCCACAAACTGCATAGCAAGGTGTGAAGGCATGTTGCCCACATCAACGTAGAATACTCTGCGCTCCGGCGCACGTTGGACACGATAGATAATAATCGCATCTTCTAATAATTCTTTTTGTTTGTAAACTTTAAAAATGCTTTCAAGCAAACTGTTACCAAATGGATAGTTTTGGTCTAGTCCTTCACTCATACTCAAATGCAATACGTGATTAGCATCTACATAGGTTTCGTCGTGTTCTTGTGCAAATCTACTGGTGTTACCACTTGGTGTATGATTACCACCTGTCATACCTTGTTGCTTGACTTGTTGATAACCGTTAGTGCCGCCTGGTCCATAGCTGTTTTGTGTGTTCAGTGGTGTTGCTTCTAATGCTTCAAACGCAAAGTTTAGATTTTTTACAACATATTGCTCAGGCTTTTTGCCTTCACTTTCGTTTACAATAATTTTTGTAACTTGACTAGGATCAACATGGAATAGTTTTTGTGTCTCTGGATCTCTAATAAAAAATTGATCGCCATATTTAAATGCATTACGTATTGTTCTAAACATACGTGTTTCAAATTGATTTAATTTACACCACTGTTGTAAGTATTGTCCAATTACCTGAACTTCGCTATTAGTTGGCGAACCTTTAAAATCAATGTTAAAATGTGTATCGTTTTGTTTATTCTTTTGCGTACAAAACTCTGCAAGAATATCTAATGCAGCATTTACTTCACTGTCGCTGTCCATTGTGTTGTATTGATTATAACGTTCGATTCTATTAGGAGAACCAACATATACATCTGGAAGGTGTGAGGAATAGTTAGCAGCAGCAGGGCCAACGCCGTTGTTGCCTTTTAAACTAAATGGTGAGTAACTACCATTTCTATTATCCGCAGTTGGAACTGGGGTAAAGTATTTTTTCCAACTCATTTATACACCTCTCAACATATTGCCTGTAAGGCCTTTTGTAGCTTTCATTGTTTTTCTTTGTGTGCCCACTGCCATATTTTCTACTGAAATCAATTGTCCTAATAAGTTTATCATGGTATCTAATTTATCACCATTCATATTTTGACTTTGGGCTGCACTAGTAGTACTTATGCTATTTGCCACATTTGATTGCACTTCTTGAACATTACTATCCAGTGATCTAATGCTTTTCATAAGTGTTTGCATAACACCCATACTGGTTTTTGCACTCATTACATTTGCTGGACCTGAAATAAATTCTGGGCCTGCTTCACCTACTAATCCATAACCGCCTTGCGGAATAGATCCACCTTCAGCAAATCCTCCTGTAAAACGTCTGCCACCTTGTTGCGATTCTCTAAATCTTTCTATTGCAGCATTTGTATGTTGTTGATTTTGTCTTAGTGTCTCAACTCCTTGTGCTGCACGTTCAGCTGCTTCTCGTGCTGCTTGCATAGGAGGATCCATTGCAGTAAATCCTTGACTAGTTAGTTCTGCAACTCTTGCATTTGCTTCTGCTAATCTTTCTTCTGCGGTGGTAATTCTTGCAGTTGTTTGTTCACCTTCTTCGGCAATCGATGCTGCTGTATTTTGGGAAGCAGTTTCAGTTGCTGCAACAATGTCTTCACCGTTTTGCCCTAATGTAGTTTGCATCCCTTCTAAATAATTATTGCGTTCAACATCTCTGTTTGCAGCAGCATCTCTTGCATCTTCTGCACCAGCAATATCAAACAGTGCATCTACACCTTTGTTTATACCTGCGGCAATTTCTCCTGCACTAGGCATAGCAGCTGATATCCTATCTAATGCACCAATAGCAACATCTTCAATTTTGCCAATTGTATTTTCCATTACAGCAGTAGAAACTTCACGTAGATTTTCTTGCATGTCAATAGTTCTGTCAAAAATACCTGTAACTTGCTCCATTTGATGAACTTGTTGTTCTTGGATTTGATTACGCATTTCGGCTTCGGCTTCGGCAGCAGTTTGACCTGCTCCTTTAGTCGAATCAATTGCATTTTTATAATCGTATGCTGCACCACTTGCATCTGCAAATGCATTGGAAATGCTACTTACACCACCTAATATAGCAGTGTTTCTAAATTCTTCTGTGTCTTGATAATCAAGGGCAGCACCACGTGCAGCAGCCATAGACTCTTGGAATCTTCCAATATCACCACTGTTAAATTGAGCAGCAGCATTGTACAACTCATCAGCGCCAGATCCCATTGCAAGCATAGCACCACGTGTTGCTTCTGTGGTAGGAGCGCCTCGCAATGCAATGTCGACAAATGCATCAGCAGCATCTTGACCCATTGTTTCTTGCATTGTAGTAAGTTGAGTCATAAATGCTTGTTGCTCTTCAGCACTCTTGCCCATTAGGAATGCATTTACATCACCTTGACGTCTACGTGCTCGCATTTCGTCTGCAAGCTCTTGTCTATTTTTACCTGTAAGTTTTGCAAGTCCGTCAAGCTCAACCATCAATTCTTTGGCACTTGCTGCTTGCTGTTGTACACTTAGTCTATCTGTTCTAGCATTAGCGTCTGTAATTTCACCATACAATGCTAAATTTTCATTGATGTCTTTTGTTGTAAAACCTAATCGACGTAGTTCTGTACCTAATTCTCTACTGTCAAGCACTGTGTTAGATAATGTTTTAAAGTTTGCTATTGCTACATCAGTAGTACCACCAAATGCTCTTAGAGATTCGCTGTTCTTTCTCAAGAACCCTGTCATATCTTCAACTGATAAACCTAGTTCAGCAGCAGCAACTTTGATATCTTTGACTTCTTTGTTAAAAGTTGCACCTAACCCTGTAAGGGCTTGATATTCTGCTAAACTAGCTTCTGCAAAGTTAGCAAGTCCGTCAACAACTTTGCCAACCATTCCGCCAAGTCTACCAAAGGCATCTGTATTCTTAGATAGTGCACCACTGTAAGCAGTTAAATTTTGTTGACCAGTAAGGAGTGCACCGCCTAAACCAATAGCAGTGTTGGCTGTTCCACCAAGGGCTTTCCTTAAACTTTCAAGGTTGCCTCCAAACAGATTGCCTGATTGTTCCTCTGCCAAATCGATATACTCCTATATTATTGTCAAATAAATATACTATAGTATTTACCTAATAGGAAAACACATGGAAAATT